CGTACCTCACTGGATTGCCCTCCTGTGGGGAGTCAGCAGCCAGCGGGTACTTCAAAGGCATCTTGACGCGCTAGTCCGGGTGCCGATGGCGTGCCCGCTGCTGCGTATGGGATGAAGGGTGGGATACTAGACGAGATGACGGTCACGCACGACCTCCAGGAGCAGGTACGTGACCGGATCCAGACCATGCTCAGAGAGGTCGATGCGGCGCGCAAGCACCCCGCCGACCTGCTCCGTCACACGCGGGCCATCGACCCGAAGACCGGCGAGGAGTTCTACTTCCACTTCGACGGCGGCTGGGAGTGGCAGTACGAGGAGTTAGGGCGCTTCCGAGACCACCAGATCGCGGTACGTCTGAAGGCCCGTCAGCTAGGCGAATCCTGGCTGGGGATCGGCTATTGCCTGTGGAAATGTCTGGTGCTTCCCGGCACGAGAACGCTGTGCGTCTCGATCAACGAGGAGGAGGCATCCAAGCTGGTCAATCGCGCCTGGGATCTGTGGGAAAACCTGCCGCCCCATCTGCACTTCGACGCCAAGGTCATCAAGCCAACCAAGCACCGCCCCTCGACGCGAATCGAGTGGGAGTTCCCGGATGGAAATGTCTCCACCTTGCTGGCGATGCCCTCCACTCCGAAAGCAGGCCACGGAGAAACGGCGGCTGTTGCGTTCCTGGACGAGTTCGCCCGCCACCAGTACGCCTCCGCGTCCTGGAAGGCGTTTATCCCGACGATTGCGGATGGTGGGCAGCTAGTCGTCGTCTCGACCGCGAACGGCTACGGCAACGAGTTCTACAGCCTGTGGATGTCTGCGGAAGATCGCGGGATCGACGCCAGTTTCCTCGGCGCTGACCTGCACCCCGGCCGGGACGAAGCCTGGTTCAAGCGAATGCGGCTCCGTCTGTCTCCCGCAGACATGGCCGAGCAGTACCCGCTGAACGCGGCCGAGGCATTCCTGGGCACGTCGGGCTGCTGGTTCGACGTGGACGCGCTTGCATATTACGCAGAGCGGCTGCGTGAAACCCTGTTCCGCTTCAACTTCGTCCCCGAGGGGGCGAAGGCGCTGATCGCCCAGCGCACGGATGGCTGGATCGGGGTGTACGAGAAGCCGGTCAAGGACAGGGACTACGCGCTGTACGCTGACGTGGCAACAGGGCGGGGAATGGACTTCACCGCCGCCTACGTGATCGACCTGACCAACATGAACATCGCCGCCGAACTCCACGGCAAGATCGACCCCGACCTGGCTGCTGAGCAGCTTCACTTCCTGGGGCGCTGGTACAACACCGCGCGGCTGGCGGTCGAGATGGGCGGCGGCTACGGGGAGGCAGTCGTCATCCCCCTCCGAGACGGCAAGCTCGGACGCCGCCCCTACCCAAAGCTGTACCGCCACGTCCAGGACGACCGGCCCGACTTCAAGCAGAACATCACCTACGGGTTCCCGGTGACGAGCAAGACCCGCCCGCTGTTGGTCAGCGGGATGGAGCGGGCGATCCGCGAGCACGCGCTCCCGCACATCCCCATGCAGGCGATCCTGGAGTGCAAGACCTTCGTGCGCGCGGACACACTTCCTTCACCAAGGGCCGCAGACGGGACGAACGACGACCGCGTGATGGCTCTGGCAGGGGCTTTGGAGATGTATCGGCGCTACGGGGATCATCCGCTTGATGTGCGACGATCCAGGAGGCGCGAGAAGCGTCAGTACGTCCCCGACTACTCTTGGTCGTAGAAAGGAGTTCGGATGTCCACCTACGCAGCCCCGGATGCCGTTGGGATGGGGCCACCCCCAGGCGGGCCTCCTGCTCCTGGCGACCCGGCCTCGATGTCAGCGCTAGCCTCCATCCTCGGGGCCGGTGGGGGCGGTGGCGCACCACCCCCCGGCCCTGATCCCACTGGCGGTGGGATGCCGCCCGGTCTCGACCCGGCCGCAGCGGGTGGCGCACCCCCGGACATCGCCGCGCTCCTCGGGGGCGCAGGCGGGCCTCCCGGTGGGCCGACTCCCGGTGGGCCTCCCGGCTCGGGAGACGCGAACACCGACCTGCTCTCCGGGATGAACTCGACCGACCACATCCGGGCGGCGATCAAGCACCTGATGATGGCGATGACCGAGAGCGGCGACGACACCGAGAGCCACGGCATCACCAAGGGCATGAGCGTCCTGCACGGGATCCTGGCGGGCAAGCAGAAGAACCAGAAGGCGATCTCGGCCGCTGGTGGCTGACGAGCGCGGCTCTACAGCGTCAGCCCGGACAACTGAGCCTCTCGGTAGCCCGGACTTCCCGGCTGCCGACGAACTCTCCAAGGTGCTCGCGGCCATCGACAAGGCCGAGCCGTTCCACAACAACTGGGTCGGCAAGGTCGAGAAGCGCTACCGCGCCTACCGGGGGATCGCGGAGGAGCGCAAGGAAGGGCCGAAGCCCCCGGCCTGGCGCTCGAAGCTGACGACGCCGTATCTGCTCCAGATTTCGGAGGGGATGCTGGCGACGATGATGGATCCGAAGCCGACCTGGGAGGTCACGCCGAAGCCCCAGCCCGGTGAGGCCATCGACGCCGTGAACGACCGGCTGAAGAAATCGAAGATCGCCTCGGCGGGTCTCCAGTGGGCGATGGACGAGGACGACTTCGCCCTGAAGCAGAGACCGTTCATGCAGCAGGATCTCATCGTCGGCGCATCGCTGGCGAAGGTCGTCTGGGCCTACGAGACCAAGGACGCCACCCGCCTGGTGCCGATGCAGTTCGAGGTCACGGACGACTGGGGCCAGATCATCGACAGCTACATGGGCACCGAGGAGATCGACCGCACCGAGGTCATCCGCGACGGCCCCTCGATGATCGTCCGGGACATGCGCGACTTCTTCTGGCCCGAGGGCGCGAAGGACATCGCCTCTGCTGCCTGGGTCATCGACCGATCCTGGGAGACCTGGGAGACGCTGAAGGCGAAGGAGAAGGCGGGCCTCTACAAGAACGTGGACATGCTGAAGGAGGCCCGGAACAACCAGGCCCAGAACGACTACAACGACCGCGAGCAGATGCTCTGGTCGCAGAACCGCAACAAGGATCTGATCGAGGTCTTGGAGTATTGGGAGAACGGCCACGTCGTCACCGTGGGCGGGCGGCAAGTTGTCCTTGCCTCCAAGTTCGACCCGCTGAGGATCAAGGCCAAGCCGTTCGTAATGACCTCCTCGATGCCCGACGCCTTCCAGTTCGTCGGCATGAGCGTGATCGAGTCACTGGCCCAGATCCAGGAGTACCTGTGGACGCTCCAGAACCAGCGCATCGACGCGCTCAGGTTGCTCACCAACGTCATCACCACCATCCGCTCCGACGTCGATGACCCGGACGCCTTCGAGTGGTATCCGGGCGCTCAGTGGATCGTGGAAGATCCGGGCCAGGTCGGTCAGTTGCAGATCGACGGCACCGCCGCGCAGATCACCCTGGAGGCCGAGGCCCTGCTGAAGGGCGACCTCCAGAACATGCTGGGCGGACTACCTATGGCAGGCGGGGTCAACTCGGGATCCATCGACCAGAAGACGGCGACGGGCATGAGCATCATCACGTCGATTGCCCAGAAGCTCATCCAGGCCCGCAAGCAGCACTACTCCTGGGCCTGGGCCAAGGTCGGGCAACTGTTCCTGGGGATGATGGGGCAGATGATCCGCCAGGAGCGGGTCATCCCCCAGATGGGCTACGACGGCTCGCACGCGATGGCCGTCCTGCACCCGCTCGATCTCCAGGGCGAGTTCAACGTCAACGTCGATGTCTCGGACGAGTCCGTCGTCAAACAGGAGCGGATCCAGGAGGCGATGGCCTTCGTCAACATGGTCGCCCCGATAGCGCAGATGGCCGGGGTGAACATGCAGGAAGTCATCAAGCGCGTGCTGGAGTCGCAGGGCGTGACCGACACCGCCCGCTACTTCATCCCGCCAGGGCAGCAGCCGCAGCAGGGGATGATGGCACCGCCGCAACAGAACGGCGGCTCCCCGCCCGGACAGGGGAACGTGATCCCGCTCGCGCCTCCAGGCCAGGGGTCGCAGGGGCAGACGAACGTGGACGCCGCCGTGCAGATGGGTGGCAACAACGGGCTGAACATGTCGCCTGACCAGTTCGCCCAGTCCCAGGTGCAGGCTGCACAGCAGCTTGGCGGCTAGCGAGCGCACCCAGGCGGAACTCAATCGCCGCGCCGACCTGCTCTCCAGCCTGCTGAAGGCACCGGGCTGGCAGTTCATGGAGGAGGAGATCGACCGTAAGGTCGAGCGGCTGAAGCGCACGGCGATGAACGTCGCGCTCGCCACGGACGGGGCCGACCAGTCCAAGCTGGACACGATCCGTGGCACCATCGCTGCGCTGCACTGGATCAAGGGCGTGCCCCGACACGCCGAAGCCACCCTCTCTCGGTTCCTGCAAGAGCAGGGGATCGAGGAGGAGCTAATCGAAGGAGACGAGTGATGGGTGTGGACGGCGAACGCGAACTGGAGGATTTCCTGGCCGGGACGGGAGCGCTCAGCTTCGGGGAGGACGAGCCGAAGCCGACCGAACCGCCACCGCCTGCTGCCGAGGAGGAGAAGGAGGAGGTCGTCCACGACGAGCGGCCGGGGTACGAGCCGCCGCCCGAGGACGGGGCCGAGAAGCCAGCCGTCTCACCCGAGGTCAAGGAGGAAAAGCCTGCGGAGGAGAAGCCCGAGGAGGAGCAGACCGAGGAGCAGGAACCTCATGTCGTGTGGGCGCAGAAGAAGTACGGCAAGGATCCTGATAGGTGGGCGAAGGCAGCCTACGAGCAGGAGCAGTTCATCGGTCGGCTGGCGGGCGAGAAGAAGCAGGCCGAGGACGCCGCGCGCCAGGCCATCGAGTACGCCCAGCAGGTCGAGGCCCAGTCTCAGGCTGGCCCCGCCGGGATGCCGCTGACCGCCTCCGAGGAGGCGTGGGTCGAACAGGCGATGGCGAACCCGGTCGGCTACGCCTACCAAGCCGCGACCAGCGGGCACGTCCAGTTGTACAACGCGGTCATCGAGCGGGTCGCGGAGATGGATCCGGGCATGGCCGCGAACATCGGCACCCAGGTTCAGATGGCGATGCACCAGGAGCGCGCCCGCCTCGAAGCCGAGGCTCAGGCGGCCGCCGCCCAGAACGGGGGAGGGCCAGAGGGCGACTTCACCGCCGCGATGGGGGCCTCCTTCCAGCGCCTCGGGATCAACGTCCAGCAGTACGGCGAGGCGATGTGGACGAAGATCGAGGAGCTAGGCGAGTACCACCCGTACACGCTGGCGATCCTCGGCGGCGACCCGATCCAGCGCGACCTGGCGGTGTCGGCCGTGTACGACCTTGTTCGCACCGGACAGACCACTACGCGCAGGGTTGCGGACACCGAGCGCGAAGAACAGATCCGCCGAGAGGGAGAACTGCGCCGTGATGCCGCCAGCGTCGTCACGGGGGCACCGCACGTTGACACCCCGAAGCAGAGTCCGTTCTTCGACGCGATGGAAGCTGAGTGGAGGCGGCGTGGACAATGGCGTGACCCAGAGGAATGAGCACACGACGCTCGCGGAGGCAGTCCGCAGAGGCTTCTTCGGAAATGCAGAGGAGGTCGAGGCTGCTGGCGCTGCGCTGGCTGTCCTCCTCGCTGATCTTGACCAACTCGAAGCGGCGGTCGCGCGCTACCAGGCGAAGTACGGGGAGGCGGTAGCCGACCCACTGACCGAGCTTCGGCTGCGCTTGCAGCGGGGGGAGTGAGCCTTTACGCTGGGCGTA